GTTCTGTGCACCCGTGATCGCAATGGTCGTGTGTTGTGTGATGGTACAATGTTCAGGTCCGGGTGGTGGGCTGTTTGGTTTGTTTTCTTAGTGTCTGTGTAGGGTGTGAGTTGCCACTCACCACCACCCGCAGTCACTGTTCTATAGTCCGGTCCTGGATGGGTTGTGTGTTGTGTTCCGTTGCGTGGGGTACGTTGTTGCTCAGTGCCGCTGAGGGCGGCCGGGTAATGAGCTGGGCAACGAGCGGATGTCAAAATCGTCCTTGAACTCAAGGCTCATTGCTTTGACGGTTTCTTCAAGTTCGCGCAGACGCCTCTCCCTGGGGTCCTCATTGAACGTGAGGTTGGGCGGTTGGCGCACGATCGTAGTGTCAACTGTGAGGTTACAGCTCCCGTTGATCGAGCCTGCCTCCACGTGCACAGTGGCGCCGGCCGTGTTCACGCTTACCGTGAACGACAACATGCCGACGGCCTTGGTGCTCACAGAGCCGACGCAAAATGCGCCTGCCACGTCTGTGCTCGTGTAGTTGGGGTCAACTGCCGGGTGGGTGGCCAGCAGCGTGCAGCCAATGAGATTTGCTAGCACTGGTGAGCCGAGAGTGACAATCGGAACGCTACCTGCGTACACTGCGTTGATCGTCACGGTATAGTCACCCACTTCGTCGAAGCGGATGGTGTTGGCACCCAGACCATTACTAATGGTTGAGAAGCCCGTGGAACCAGGCTGTAGCGTGTTGGCGTCCTCATACAGTGCCTTGGAGCCGCTGCCAATGGTGCCGAAACTATACCAATGGTCAGCAGCTAGCACGTATTCGGTGTCGGGCAGCGTGGGCTTGAAGAACCTGTAGTGGTATGTGACCCACAGCTCTCCAATGGTTGCTGCGGCCTGCATACCTTCCGTCGCTAGGTAAAACGTGCCCTGGTCGTACATCCGCAGGTCTCCGGTGGAAACCGGTCCGCTACGTACGTACTGTCTGGCCAGGGGGTTCAGCTTGGGCTTGCATTCAACCGGATGCAGCACATCGAGTGAAGGTTTAGTCGACGTGGCAAACTCCGATGCTTCCATGCGAATCTTGCTCGTAGGCGGCGCGTCATACGCGTCGTAGTCCGTCATCATGACGACCGTTCCTAATGCAGTGTTCGTGCTATTGAGTGCATCGGCACTGGTGCTCCTAAACTGGAACACCACGCCCATGGCCTCATACTCCTCAAACAGGGTGGAGTATCTAGCAATCCATGGAGCTAACAGCCCTGGATTTAGGTTGATTGCGTGCTGAACTGTGAATGCAGTCGAGCTCTGGACTGAGCCGACGATGCACTCACGGTGCACAAGGTCAACATAGTTCTTGCCACCGGAGAATGTCGGGATAGCTGAATCACTCATAATTGAGTTCTTGTTGACAGTGTAGTCACCTCGTCCGAAGATGCGGCCGCCGGTCTGACGGCCCATGATGAAGTCATAGAGGCGCGCTGCGCCTTCACCGACCTCAATGGCATTGGATATACCAGCCATGAGGTTCAATGACCTTTGCGCTGGGGCGCCTCGTGCGCCTCCATAGCCGGAGGTCTTCGTCTTCTTCTTCGTCGGTGGTTGCACTTTGCGTGTGCGTGATTTGGCCTTGCGTGTTGCGTTGCGAGGCATATTTCTTGCGGTTGTAAGGGGGGGCTCAAGAATTAATGTATTATCGATTATAGGTACTTTTAAACCGCGTGGGCGTAACCAAGAAACCGCCCATGAACCCCCCCGTGACGCTGCTTTAGACTGGCCCACGTCTGACACCATTCTTAGGTTTTGGTGCTCGTCGTGGGACCGCCCCTCCCGCCTTCGGTTTGCCTGCTGCTCGCTCTTGTTGCGGCGGGCGCTTAACCGAGGTTCGCTGACTCTGTCTCTTGATTCCGCGTGGAACCTTAGTCACGCGGGAGCCAGCAGGGGCTTTGGGATGGTGGATGTCATCGTCCACCACCACTGGCCTCTCGGCCTTGACAGCAGTGGGAGTGCACATCACCGGTGGCGTTAGCATATCGTCCACGGTGCGGCAAGTCTCCAACCAGTCTCTGAAAAGGTCAAAGTCGAAACCAAACGGAGCCAACGCGTTGCGAGCGTAGTCCTCCATCCATCCAGTGTCGACATTTGGATACTGTACTTCCTTATCGAGGTCTGAGTTCCAGGCGCGCATCAGGCGCGTCTTCTCGGTCATCACGATGGTGCCAGCTAAGCGCATAGCGCGGCTCACGAATTCACCAAGAATTGGCGTGTTCGCATCCGTCATGTGAAATGACCGCACCTTCTCCAGCAACTTCTCCTTTGCTGTAACGCCTTCCGGAAGCGTTGTCGTGGTGTGGAACTTCGTCAGCTGTCTCGGCAGGTCGCACGTCGAATTGACGTCTCCGTACCAGACAGCGGGTCCGTATGACCTCGCGAGGAATGATATCCCCATCTTGCCTTTCCTAATGACTTCCGTATCCAGCACAAGACCCATTTGGCTGGCAGCCTTTTGGTATATATCTGGTGCGATGTTGGCAGTCAATCCGTCATCTCCTCCATAGATTCCTAACCGCTTCCAAGCGGCTGAGGGCGTCAGGTAAGCGCCATTCTCACGCGTCATCCGGAACGCGTGGTATGTAACGTAAGCGCAAATGAGACTATTG